ACCTTATTATATATATAAAAGCGGAAAGAGGGGGATTCGAACCCCCGAACCGGTTTTGCCGGTTACACGCTTTCCAGGCGTGCCCGGAAAATTCGGATTCCGCAGATTTTCAATCAGTTACAAACAAGCATTTTCAGACTTGCGGTTTATTTGCGGTTTTTTTGTGTTTAACCACATTTTGATTATCATTAGTACTGTCTCCATAAGACTTCTCGAATGAAGCCATACGAAATGATTGAATTATTCTATCACTCATCTTTGATAAATCATCAATAGAGTCAAGTGTGACCCACTCGTTGGTTTTATAATCATTCATAGGAAAACAAACCTTGACTTTATCTGCCGTCCTTTTGATTCTAACAATCCATCTCCATACAGAACCATGCTTGTTGATCGTAAAATACGATTTGAAAGACGTATATTTAATCTCGTCCTCGTAAGCATAATGCTTCAGTATCTTCTTGACCAAAAGATAAGCTTTATAGTCTTCACCATTCACTATAGGTGATGGCTTGTCACCTTTCGGCTGTGGAATAGATATTCTATCATTTATTTGATTACGAACCTCTCTTGCAACCTCATCTACAGAATAACTGCAACCGATTGAGTTAGCTATATATTTCGCAAATGTATCAGAGCATTTGAATACGTCATTCTCTAGAAATGTCCTAACCTTCTCTTCAATATTAATGTTTTCTGCAATTTGCATGATTTTCTGCTCGTCAAAGCAGTTTCTTTGAAACCTACCTAACAATTCTACATCATGTTTATTAAAAGAGCTTATATCGAAAACAAAGAATGGTTTTGAGTCCATCAAGTTCACTCTATCCATATCTGAATAGAAGCGATATTCTATACCGTTAGTAAGTATTGCGAACCTAGCCTTAGTTGCCACATAATACTTAGCTAGCTGGAGAACAAAAGCATCTAGGCTCTTTTCACACTGCTTGCACTCTACTATCATCGCAGGTTTGGAATCAATATTAATAGCATAGTCCACCTTGTCTCCCTTGCGTGAAATATCGCAATCCATTTCGGGTATAACCTCTAGTGGATTGTATATATCATAGCCGAGTGAGACAAGAAAAGGAAGAACGAAGGCGGTCTTCGTGGCTTCCTCAGTCGCTACATGATTTCTCAGCTTAGAAACCTTGTCAGATAACTCTTCAAGAGTTTTATATAATTCCATTGCTCTACACCTTATTATATATATTATACTATGCGCAAAGTTAAATAATCTGAATATCAAGATATTTCTGTATATTTTGTACCGATTTTACAAATTTATTTTGTATCTTTGCACTGTCATTCTACAAATAACAATGCAAAGATACAAAAAAGATTGGAATTTGGCATGAATGATGTGTTAAGATGCACTAAGAGCAATAAGTTAAATTTAAAATTCATCGTTATGGGATGCACTAAGAGCAATAAATCTCCAAAAGTTGGAGTAAAGAAGAATGTTTTCATCGAATTGATTGATTTGTGGAAGCGAGATGTTAATTGGGAAAGCCATACAGATAAGAGCAGAAAAATCTGCATTGGCTTCGGTATCTCTCTAACAGCAGTTATGGTATTCTGCCATACTTGGCTATTCATACCTGCTATTATTGGATTTATTAGTTACCTTTCCAGCATGAAAGATTTAAACGTGGAGGAGTAGATTATGGCAAGATTTATCGAGATAGAAGATATTAGAGGACACAGAATCGCCATTAACGTTGACTACATTCAAACAATTAGAGATGTCAAGGATGAGCCGACTTTTGGAAACACTGGCATTTTGCTAAATAACGATATTGTTCAGACAAATCTTGAATACTCAAAGGTTATAGAACTTATCAGATCAAACCCAAAAAAGAAAGGATTCCGCTTATGGCAGTAACAAGTAACGAACCAAAGGTAATAGCAACAAGCAGATACAGCATCAATGAGACCTGTGAGTTGCTTGGCATCACAAGAAAAACCTTACAGAAGTACACGATGTTTGGTCTTATCAAATGTGGATTTAGAAAGGCAACCATGAAGAAGTTCTATACAGGACTTGAAATCATGAAGTTCTGGAGGACTGCGGTATGATATATGATAAAAACCATCCTCTTCGAGTATGCACACTTTGCAGTGGATATGATTCGCAATGTCTAGCTTTGAAATATCTCAAAGATAAACATTCAGAATTTGATTTTGATTTGGTTGCCTGGAGTGAAATCGAAGATTCGGCTATCAAGGCTCATAACCTACTCTTTCCGGAATACGACGGGAGAAACCTTGGGGATATGAGTAAGATAGAATGGGAAGGGGTTGAAGATTTCGACTTGCTTACATACTCAACACCTTGCCAATCTGTTAGTACTGCAGGAAAGAGAAATGGAATTGCAGAAGGTAGTGGTACACGCTCATCTTTACTTTGGTACACAAGAAATGCAATCATCGCAAAGAAACCAAAGTATCTATTGATGGAAAATGTAAAAGGTTTGGTCTCAGAAAAATTCAGACCATATTTCTTTGCATGGCTGAAAGAATTAGAAAGCTATGGTTATGATAATTTCTATAAAGTACTTAATGCTAAGGATTATGGCATACCTCAGAATAGAGAGCGAATCTTCGTTATATCTATAAGGAGAGACGGAGAAGAAAACATTCACTATCATTTTCCTAAACCGCAAAAATTGGAATTGAAAGTTGAAGATGTAATTCAAGAATCAGCAGATGAAAAGTATTACTTAAAATCTGAGTATATCAAAAAGTTTGTTGAGCAAATTAATGTTGATACTCTCATTGAAAAGGCAAAGAATAGAATATCTTTACCCAAAACAGCAGATGGTTGTAGTCCAACAATAACAACTAGAAGCGGTAATTGTTGCTTAACTAACATGATCAGTACTACACATTATCCTATGGGGGGGCAGCTAGGATTCAAGAAACTTGATTATGTCATTAATCAAGCTGTGGGGGGTGTAAGTAAAACTCTGCTCACTTCATACCACAAAGTTTCCCTTGCCAATTACCTACATGATGATGGCAGAGCTGCCAATGCGGTACTAAATATAAAGAAAGTATGAATACAGGAGGTAAACGAATGAGAACTATCCTTGAATCGGGAAAAATTAAGCCTAATGTTGCTGGTCAAGTATTAGACTTATACAATCAGTCTGTAAATCAAGGTATATCTCCAACAATAAGAACAACAATAGATAGTTCAAACATGATATTTGTCACCGTGATGAAAGAAAAACAGCTATTATATACATCAGCTAATGGAGCACAATACGAATTAGCAATTAGGAAATTTACTCCAACTGACTGTTTCAGATTAATGGGAGTAAGATCAGAAGATATTCAAAAGATAGTTGAACCGAAATCAATATCTGATATTAAGTTATATCAACTAGCAGGAAACAGCATCGTAACGAATTGCTTAACAGCAATGTTTGAAGAGCTATTTTTCCCATCGGGAGAAAGCTATGTAGAGAAAGATGGACAATTATCATTGTTCTAAAGCCTACACCAAAGCTACTCCACCTTAGGCAAGTGGATTCTTTACTCTCAGAATTTGGCGGTAGCTTTGGCATCTGAGGATTGTGGCTACAGCGTTGAAAGTGTAGCAGTGCATATAAGCCTGGAGCGGTATTATTCTTATCAGACCATGTTTTACCTTGCCGTGTACTAGACCTCTATGATGCAATAAGACCAAGAGGGTTTGACTCCCTCAATCCTCACTTAACGCAACAAGTGGTAAATAGGATAAGGTTTAGTTTTTATGTTTGTTGGTCCCTCATTGTCTGTGAAGATGGTGAGGGATTTTTTTGTAGCCTTTTTGGAGACTAAGCTAACACACTTGCTAACACACCTACTAACACACTGCTAACACACCATAAAAGACTTATTATCAGTACTTTACAGAGATTGGAAAAAGTCGACTAACACACTCGCTAACACAATAGCTAACACACTGCCTATTTTTACCAACACACTGCCAACACACTTTAAATAACTATAAACCAACGACTTACAGAGATTTCAAAAAGGCAACTAACACACTGCTAACACACTGGTAATAAATATTGTCATTTTAGCATACGCCACCTAACACACTTGCTAACACACCTACTAACACACTGCTAACACACCATAAAAGACTTATTATCAGTACTTTACAGAGATTGGAAAAAGTCGACTAACACACTCGCTAACACAATAGCTAACACACTGCCCAAAAACTTTTCTTTTGTACTAACGTAGTTAGTATCTTTCTTTTATAGTATATATATTTATTATTATATATATCAATACTCTGTTAATTCTTATGTAATCGATTGAAAATGAGAGAGTTAATTAACGTAATATAACTAATAAAAT